CAGGGGAGTCTTGAAATGCGCTTTTGCATACTCAGTCTTCCCAGTACCAGCCTTCCCCACAATAATCAATGATCGAACATCTTCTTGTAGATCCATTCGTGGAGGGAGGAACTCATTCACCTCAACAGGTTTCATCATGCGTATAGCCCTTGAAATCCCAGCGTGATAGCGCACATAGTCACCAAAGTACATCTCAGCAATCTCAGCCTCTTGAGCTCCATTCTTGATTGCCTCTTTGATATTGAGCAGGTCAGTACGCATACCTTGACCAGCCAGTCCAACAGTCCAGAAGTCCTTGTCTTTACCACAATACACAAGATTGTGTTTGAGACCACCCTTTGCTTGCTCGAGTCTAGCACGAGGTAACATCTTGGACATTTGCTTCATTGATTTCTCCTCGTCAAAGTAGACATATCCTTGCAAATGAGGAGTACCACACTTCCCCACCTCACGTCCACACACCAGGTAACGGCAGGCGGCCGAAGGGCCGGCTGCTTTCCATTCCTCACCGGCTGCCCCACCCGGTAGGGTGGCAATATTCGGCAAGCTGCTGGAAGCAGTCTTGGGGCTGCCCGGCTGCCCGGCTGCCCCTCCGAGGGGTTCGGGGGGCGCGCAGTCGCCCCCTGACATCTTTGGGATACCGCCAGCTCGGTAGACATCTTCATCAGTATAATTGTTGACAGTGAAGATCCACCCACGTGAGGGTTTAAATGAACCAGTTTTTTTTGCACGAACCATGACTAAAAGCAGCGTAGCTTATTATTACCTTTTAGTCACTTCTGGGGGACAGAAATTTTCGGAGATAATTATACTAATTTATTATTTAATATATGTACAACTTTTTTTGAAATATTTGGAAGCAAATTGTTTCTGAAAAAAAAAAGTGGGAACCTTACTATAATATAAATAAATACAGATGAAGCGCAAATATGGTGCAACACGATCCGGTAAGAGATTCAGGCCAAAGACGGGGAGACGTTTTAAGAGGCGTCGCGTCACTCGCGGCAAACGTCGCAGTATTTATAGTCTTCCTCTTGCGGGTTTTCCCAAGTCTAAACTTGTCCGTCTTAGATACGTTGAGGAGATAGTCATTGATGCATCGTCATCAGGCTCAGTACGACACGTTTTCCGAGCTAACGGACTATTTGATCCCAACTTCAATGTTGGAGGACACCAACCTAAGGGATTTGATCAAAACATGATATTCTACAATCACTACACCGTACTCTCAAGTAAGATTACAATGACTTACGCTAACAAAACAGGAGGTAACGACATACCAGGTTACACAGCCATATTGCTAACTGATGATGGCACTACATCCATTCCATGGACACAACCATACGAAATGTTTGAGTCTCGCTATTTTACAGGTAGAAAGCCCACTTTCGCAGGTACTGAACGAGGCTACATAGGTCAAAAGAACTACCTAACAAAAACATTCTCAGCCAAGAAATTCTTTGCACGAAAGAACATTAACTCTGACCCAGAACTACGAGGAACCGCTACTAGTGATCCTACGGAAGGAGCATTCTTTGAAACAGTAGTGTTCCCTATTAACACAAACAATCCAAGTCCATTGGTATTCTTAGTTATTATAGAGTATATAGCTTTATTGTCAGAACCAAATGATATACCTACAAGTTAAATACTTGAACTCTTCTTTCGATGGCTCCGGCCTCGTCATAAATAAATGGATATTCATTCACACAAAATATTTTTCTTGTATGTTTAGGTATCTTAGCAACAGCATAACGGCAGTGGATAGCACGGTTATTGTCCCAGTCAACCAAATGTATTTGTGCCGTACGTGGCAAATGCTTGAAGTCCATATCATCGAAGATAATGCCATCGTGCTTCTTCTCATTGAATTCCAACAGCACATCCATATGTGTCACAAACAGGGGAGTCTTGAAATGCGCTTTTGCATACTCAGTCTTCCCAGTACCAGCCTTCCCCACAATAATCAATGATCGAACATCTTCTTGTAGATCCATTCGTGGAGGGAGGAACTCATTCACC